GGAGATGTATTTAACCAATGACCAGCTCTCCTATCAGCTCTCCTTATATAATACCTTATATCTTCTTGAACACCTTGAACATATGTTTCATCCTCACCTTTTGCTCGTAAATACATACCATAACAAAGAAGAATAGTAAACATAGTTCCATATACCATAGGTTTAGGCATTACTTTCGTATAGCCACACCAAAAGTTATATAGTATACGGTGTCTCCGATGATATAACATCCTATATGGATTATTAGGATATGGGCTTTTCTGTCTAAGCATCCTTAGATCAAGAAAATGCCAGAATTTAAGCCTGAAATGGTAATATCGAAAGTGATTTTCAAAGTGTGGTTCCGCTATTTCGGTACATTCTGTCATACTTGCCGAGACTATTGCCTGCGGATTGTAACATCTAAGACACCCACCTCTAATTGTATTGTGTTCACATACATCATATTGACTAATATCCTTAGGCGCATTCAACTTAGATATCATGTCTAATTGCTGTTTACGAACACCAAGAGCATGCTGTCTGATAAATACAGCTGCTTCAAAAATAGAGACTTTATCACGTACACGATTAAACACAACATCCTGCTCAAACGACTTTTGTCCCGGTGCTAGTGGTTGTAGAATTGGCTCGTATATGGTTATCAGCCATGCATCTGCCATACCCTGAACACTATTGCACTTAGTCTTGTCTAAAGCACCATTGGCATCTTTAAACTCATCTCGCAACTGAGCATCAACAATACAGTGGAATCGTCTAGCAAATGCAGCTGGACATCGCCAATCTTGATGTGCAAAACAAAATTTAGACTTCATACTAACGTCACCAACGTTAGAAGTAACTGATACCAACTTTGGTCTAACTTTATGTTTGCCCATCTTATCGGCTTCGGGATTTGGCGCACAGGTTACAAGATTACCAGAAATCTGTAAGAACAATGTCATACCTTCCGGATCCTCAGTAAATTGCCCCATATCATCAAAGCGACATTCAGCACTGGTAAATTCATGATAATTTAGCATCCATGGCTTTCCACGCAAATTCTGTATAATGTATGTGCTAGGTAAATTAATATCTATACCATAAGCAACTTTAACTACAGAAGATATATACTCAACTACCGTTGTTTTACCAACTGCACTATTTCCATTAACCATGTATACATATGGTGCAACATCAACCGATTGTCCACTCAGAATCTCTCTTAGTTCATTCTCTCTTAAAAGTAGAGCATTGTAAAATTGTTCAACTTTACCTAGAACTAAGTTATTGCCAGAAGAAATTGCGTCACAATGCACTAGTCGATACATTTCTATATATTTCTTAGTGTCAGTAGATATTTTTTGTATATTATCAATCGTGACACTAGTATTTAGAACTACAGGAACTTCTTTTAGAAAAGTACTAATCTTACTTCCAGAGTATAAACTTTCGGGAGTCAAATATCCTTCCTTTAATAAATCTTTTACAGACTTATTCATCAACTCAAACATATTTAGAAATGACTTCATAACTGTAATTATAGTTATACTCTGATATTGCTGAGAACTCAGCTTGCCAAAGATCATACTCGTCATACGATTATCACCAGTCATTTTATGTATCATAGCAAAATGCATGATATCCTTAACTGATTGTAATAAATCTGACGTTTCTAACAATCCAAGCCAACCTACTACAGTTTCTGCAGATCTA